TGGAAGTCATTCTCACCAACTGCACGGACCATTGTTAGTGGTACGTATGGGCAATAGAATAGACCAGCGTCATATGGGTTAGTACCTTTGTAACCAACGTTTACATAATCGGTTGTTGCATATGGGTCGATGTATACACGGATACGACCGTTTAGAACACCAGCAAATGTGTTACCTGTGTCATCAACGTTCAAGTTTGTTGAAAGCGCTGGAGAGTAGTCTAGCATGCCTGAGGCTGCTAAAGCTGTCGCAACGTCTGAAGAACAAACTACGAAGTTACCTTTACCGCGACGTGTTTCTTTCGCAATAACGTTAGCTTCACGATCTAGTTGTACACCAAGACCTTTGAACTTCTCAGCTGACCAACGACCATCAGCGTCTGCTGACATATCGAAGATACCTTGAGTTGTGATGTTTGAAGTCAAAGCACCAGTTTTAGCTTGTGAGTTGATTGTACGAACTACTTCACGGTTGATTTCCGCTAGGATCTCTGTTGATAGGATGTTCGCCAATTCTGTCTCTGCGTCAAGACCGTGGATCGCTCTCAAGTCTTGTGCAAGCTCTAGTGTGTATTCTGCTTTCAACGCACGTGACTTCGCAGTCACAGTCGCTTTTTCAATGGTGAAACCCATTTCAGCGAATGCAGATGCTGGACCGTCACCAGTTGTACCTAGACCTTCAGCATCACCTGTTGGCATACCGCCTGCAGGAACGTTTGAATCACGGTCGTTATCGATAGATGAGTCGCCGTTTGAGTCAGTAACACCAGACAAACCTGATGGGCTTGCTGCGTTAGTTACTGATGAGTCACCTGAGAAGCCTGTGATTGCTTCGTTGAACAGTGCTTCGTTACCAGATGTCGCACCGGCACGTGTTGTTCTGTAGCGTGATTTCATCGCAAAGATCAAGCCTGTTGGGCCTGTCATTGGCTGAACACCACAGATGTCATATGCCATTAGGTTTGGCATAGAACGACGTACTAGTGAGATAAGTACTGGGTTCCAGTTAGCAACTGAAGTTGTGTTGTTTGCAGCTGCATCTTCGTTCATTTGGCCGAAAGATTGCTGAGCTGCTTGCTCTGAAAGTGCTTTCTCTGTGTTCTCAAGAATAGCAGCTGTAACAGCTTTCTTGTGCTTGCTGTCGATAACGCCTGCAGATTCTTCGTTAAGAACTGGAGACCACTTCTCTACGAGACGATCATAAGTTTCCATTATAGGATCTCCTTATTTATTTGAGTTTCTAATTGCTTTAAGATACTGTTCCATCATTGGTGAAACTTCGACTTCGCTGTCAGCAGCACCATCGTCGATAGATTCTTCAATTACGGACTCAGTGGTTTTCTTTGAGAAATATGATTCTTTAAGAGTTTTTACTTTAGCAGCAAAAGCATCTTCATTTTCAAAATCAACATTCTCAGCTAGAGATTTTAGCTTCTCAACTTGAGTTTCAGCTAGGTCACGAGACGCTTCACGGATAACCGCTTCACGCTTGTAGACTTCTAGTTCTTCGCTCAACTTGATAGCTTTGGTTGTTGCATCGTTAACTTGTTCTTCAAGTTCTTCGTTTGCAGTCGCCAATTCGTCAACTAGGTCAACTTTGGATTCAGGAACTTCAACATAAGATTCTACGAATACGTCTTTCAACTTATCCATAAAGCCTTCTGCGATTTCTGTGCGTAGGCCAGATTGGATCGCTAGTTTGTTATCTTCCATCCATTGCTCAACCACATAGTTGAGGTAGCCATCAACTTTCTCTACGAGATCTTCTTTGATAGAAGTTACTTCTTCATCTAGTTGAGTTTTATACTCTGATTCTAGACGATCGATCTCTTCTGAAAGTTTAGTTTTTACCGCCGCTTCAAAAATGATTGCTGTTTTGGCTTTGAACTCATCGCTCAATGTTGCCTCAGATTCAACCAATGCTTCTAGGTCCTCACTAAAGTCTCCATCAAATTCTACGGACTCAGCTTTGGTACCAGCACCTTTAAGATGCGAAGGTTCGCTGTTTTTCTTATCACCTTTACGTGCAGGTGCAGTTTTGCCAGCGTTTTCAGCTTTCTTTTCTCCAGTTCCGCCACCCTTCATTGCTGGGTGAGCGTTAACTGAATCCTCTTCTGCAGTAGCAGGGTTGTGAGCTTCTTCGATTTCTTCCTCGTCGAGCTCAACATCCTGTTCTTCGATTTGATCAGTCATGTTTGACTCCTTAATATTGATTAGATTTCAGTAACGAGAGGAAATTCTTATACTCACGAACCTGTGTCTCATAAAGATCCACACGAGGAGCACGTTTAATTTCAGTCTCTATTTTTTCAATTTCTTGAGCTTCAATGATGCCATTATTCCAGACCCAATCAACACCTTCCATAATCCCATTAACGAAAGCATTTGGTGCAGAAGGATCTTGTACGATATCAACCGTATTAAGCATAAAGTCATCTTTGACATACATAACGCCGTTACGTTGCTCAAGGCTACCCATACCACGAGTTGAGACACCGAGTTGAACACCACCTTCTAGTAAACCTTTTACAATATTACCCATTGGAGTATCCAAGATTCGTGCCTTACCCATAACATTG